TCTATCTCGCAAATACTTAGGGTCTACATGCATACTTCTTCCAGGTTCTACCTCTAGCTCCCATCTAAATGATGGAGACACAAAAGTAAACTGTGCTGCTGATTTAATTAAATGCATAACAAGTGCATCTTGTTTTGTTCTCTGTAAAATCTTATTCATCTCATCTTGTGTTCTTGGTTCACGACCTTGCTCTATAGCACCACTAACTAACTTAGCTCTTAGTACTTCTTTCTGTGTATTAGAGTAAGCTCTTGACCAAGACTCAGGACTTGTACTTATTGCAGAACCTAATTTTTGTAGCCATTCAGGTAATAAGTAATCTGCTGCTTGCTCTACAGCATTACCTGATGGTTCACCAAAAGGAAATATAAACTCATATAATGCAGAAGTTTCTTTCATATTAGGCATAATTGCTTTTGCTGCTATCTGTGCTACAGGTCCTACTCCAGGAACTAAACCACCTGCAACTATGTTTGCTGATGACGTAAATCCTACAGCTCTAAGGTTTACTTCACTTCTAGGTTGCTGTCCACCTAGGTCTCTACTTTGTACATTTTGGAAAAAGTTTCTAAGTATAGGGTCTACTAATGGATATACAAATACTTCTTCGTTTGTAAGTTCATCAGTATATACCATAGGCTTATCATCTGCTGCATCTCCACCTAAGAAGTCAAAGTTAAATGGATTGCCTTCTTTTAAAGTATCTGTTGTTATTTGTAACTTACGTAGTTTTCTAGGGTTTTCTGTAAGTAATCTTGTCCACGTTTTAGCAATTTCTAAATGTACTTCAGCGAATGGGAAAAGCAATGCATTAGCCTGTGTGAACTGTGACCTATTGTTTAAGCTATATAGTAATTCTTCTGTTTCTGATAATGCTGTAGCTTTAAGAAAATCATCAATACTTTCTAACTCATCTACACCTACACCAGTACCTTTTGATTTAGGTACTAACTGGTCAAGATATTGTCTAGTAGATTTAGGCATAGCTTCCATGATGTCTTTGTTCTTGTATAGCTCTGCTAAAGTATCTGCTTCAAATCTATCTGCCATTTTTTCTAAGTTACGATAATAAAACTGTTTGAAAGCAGGCGCTCTTGATAGTTTGTTTGTTGGCACTGACATAAAAGTATCAAACAATCTTTCAATAATTCCATTGTATGAATTTACATCTACATCATTAATCATCTTCTTAGATACTTTCACTACGTCAGGTCCATTCTCTGCATAGTCACTAAGTATCTTTACACCTGTATCAAATTGTTTATCAGTGTTAAGACCATTCAATGGCATTTCAAAACTTCTAGTCTTAGTGTTTATCATTAGCTTTCTATTAGCAATCCACTCTATGTATTGAAATGTTTTATCTCCTGGAGTAAGTTCATACAACATACGTATAGGTAAATCACCATCATTTGCTCCTGGGTTTTTATAAACTACACCTTTATTTATTTCAACAATGTATCCTTTTTCTAATGCTTCTTCAAAAGATACTGTAGATAAGTTAGGTATTTTATCAGGGTCAAGTTTTGGGTTTTGTACATACTTTTTAAATCCACCACCACCACCTACTTTGTCATACAATCTAGCAGCGTATGATTGCAGTAACTCCATAGTTCTGTCTTTGTCACCACGAATCATTTGCCTACCTGTATTAGTTATGGCATCACCACTATTAGTCCATTCCATAAATGTTTTCTTAGCTGCTTGTGCAGATTTAGTATTATCTAATACAGCTAATCTTTCTGCAGGAAAATTACCTGTTAAGTAGTCTCCTAATTCATCTAAGTTTCTAAATGGTGTTCTTGTAGCTTGACCATTATCTGCAAGTACATTAGCAATAACAACCATTAACTCATCATCAGCAAGTTGTGTCATTTCTGTTAACCAACCTTTAGCATATTGTCTACGGCTTTTAGTACTATTAGTAACAGAATCTCTTTTAATAGTTTTAAAGAATCTATCTACAGAAGATGCTTTACGCATCATAATTCCATTAGAACCTCTTGACATTGCTTGTTTAAATAAAAGTTCATCTGACATCTTTCTACCTAAAATGTCTACTTCTCCTTTTTTTAATCCTGCTACAAACTTCTCTCCAAGTCTTACGTCATCAGGAAAAGGTAATACATCTAAAGCCTTACTTATATTCTTTACTAAATTACTGTCAGGTTTAAGAACATAACTCATATGAGATACAGGATGTGACCATACATTAGTCATGTCTGCTGCAAACATTCTTAATTGCTCTTCTGCAATAACTCTTGTTGTCCACGCAAATCTTAACAATGTAAAAGGTTTCCACGCCTGTTGCATTACGTTGTTTGCCCAACGTATGTATGCTTTGTTAACAAGTTTTACACCTTCATCTGTAGCTCTTTGTGAATAAAATAATTTTGCTACATTCTTAGTAACAGCATTAGAAGATATGTTACCTACATTAAGTGCTGTGTTTATTTGTGTTGGTGTTGTTAATTGATTAAGTATCTCAAATGTTTCATCATCAATAAGTTCAGCAATCTCATCTGAGCTTTTAGCATTTAAAGTAGTTCCTGATATTTTTTCATATTGTTCTATAACTTCTTGTTTAGCTTTAAGTTGTAACTCTCGAATGTAAGACTGTTTAACTTTCTTATCTGAAGGTGCTTTAACTGGCAATTCCCAATTAGATAAGAACTTTTTAAACTCATCATTAGTTTTAGCTAAAGACAATACAGGGTTTCTATCTAGTTGTTTACCTAATAGCTGTGGTAAGTCTAATCTCTTAAGACCAGTTAATGTACTTAACCCTGAGATTTTTAACAAAGAGTTTCGATATGTACCTAAAACTCTAAATACTTCATTGGTATCAAACAAAGGAATATTACCTACAAGCATTTCTGACATAAGCATTGCAGTAGGTTGTGCTATTTCTTGATTACCTAGTGTAACCATAAACTCGGCAATCTCATCAGCTTTACCTGCTCTAGCTAAACCTTCAAGTTTTTCTAAATCAAGTTCTGTTTTAATCATATCAAATGCTGTATCTGCTGCTTTTGTAGATGTTTTAGAAGTACCGAAACCAACATCAACGATATGTTCTCCTACTAAAGATACCCAATACTTTCTAGCATCATCTATCTCTCCAATAAATTTTGTAATACCACCTGCTAAAGGACCAGGAAAACCTTGAGATGTCATCATCTTTTGTAGTTCTCCTAATACACCTGCATTCTTTGGTGTACCGTCTCCAATAAGTAGTTTAAAAAATTCCTCGGTTTGTCTTAGTTTTGAGTATGTACCTTGTTCAGCAAACTGCCCTAATATAGCAGCATCTGTAGTTGCAAGTTTTTTATATAAATCTTCTTTAATGTTCTTTTCAAATGGTAAAGACTTTATAAGTTTTTCCATTTCTTTTAGTCCTTGTGTGTGTGAAGCAGAAGTAATGAATGTAGGACTAACCTGACCAAATATTCTAGCAATAGCAGTATCTTTAAAAGTTCTTTTAGCTACAGCAGATACTCCTAAAAAGTTACCCATATCAGATAAATCTACTAATTTACCGTCACCTGCAACTCTTCCTGCCTTACCTAATAACTTTCCTGCATTTCTTGATACGCTACCTTTGAAAGCATAGCTATATGGGTCTAGTCGTTTTGTTATACCACCAGTTCTAACTTCTCTAGCAATACTTTCTGATACATTTCCTACATTAGGATTTTCTAATATATCCTGTAAAGTAGAAGGACTAGCTTCAGGCATAAGCTGTCTTAAACTTTCGTAATCTAATGACTTATTAGTTACACCATCTGATATAAATTGGTAAATAGCTTTACCTGTTGTCATATGCCATTCTTCAAAGTCTGTTTTATTTAATGATGGTTTTAAAAACTTTTGTAATCCTGATGCATTTTTAGCACCTTCAATATCTGCTATATGTCTATTCTTAAAGTTAGTAACCATTTGTTCAACATCTCGTTCTAAATCCCATTGAGACTTTAATCCCATTACACTTTGTGGGTCTCTATCTTTGTTCCACCTAGTGTAGGCTTTATCTCTTCTTTGTCTTCGTGCAGACTTGCTTAATGGATTCCAAATAGATTTATCTAATGCAAATTGTTTTGGTGACTTACCTTTAGCAATCCAAGTGTGTGCTAGCTCATGGAGTATAGTATTATCTATCAGCTCATCCATAGTGTCGAATTGTTTAGCTTGCCACTTATGGTCAGACTTAAACCATTTATAAAATTCTTTTATATGACTTTCGTCTGCATCTACCCACTTTAAAACAGCTCTACCAACTTCTTCATCAAAAGTAACATCAGTACCATATTTGTTTAAAAACAATGCAAATTTATTATTTTTAACTTTGTTTAGATTTACTAAGTCAGCCATCTTATTACCATTCATGTTTAATATTGCGTTGTCTACAAAACTACCACCAGTTCCTGTTCTTAAACCCTCTGTAAATTTTCCATTACGAAGTTCTGCATTGTCATAAAATTTTATATTGTGTACAAACTTGTCATCTACACCACGTGTATAACCTTCACCATAACGATTAGCTCTTAAAAATTCCTGATACTGTCTACTGTTGTTTATCTGTGCGCCTTTTCTACCATTGGCTCTAGCAATTTCATTTAATTCATCCATAGTGTATGTGATGTCACCACGAAGTATTGTTTCTCCTACATCAACACCTACAACATTTTTATACTGAGCAGCATCTGACATTTTAAAGACATTAGCAGTAACTGCTTCATCTGATACTTTAACTGTTTGAAACAATCTATTGCCTTGACCTATAAGAGTTCTTGCTCCTACATTGCCTCCACTAGATACTTTTTCACCAACAGAAAATGCTTTACCTGCTTTACCGAGTTTACCAACCCATGCACCTGCAAGGTTTGCAGGGTCTAATCCTAAAGTAACAGCACCATCAATAAGACCTGATATAAACTTAAACCTATCTGTACCTGGTTCAGCCATTTGTACAGCAGCTACTCTTCCAGGACTTATAGTTACACCACGATATTTATTAGATTCTAACTTTTCTCTTTGTGTTCCTGTTATATCAAAACCAAGTTGTCCTTGTATAACTTTCTCTATTGCAGCTAATTGTTGCGGGTCTGATATGGATTGTGATAGTTCTTTATATATATCAGTATCTCTAGCAAGTGTAGAGTTACCAAAATATCCACGTCCTAGGTTTACTCTATTACCTTTAGCCATTTCTTGTATTGCATATCCTGCAGTTGTAGGTCCTAGCTCATCTTTAGCTGTTTCATAATCTTTACGAAAATTACCGTAGGCTTCTCCACCCATTGTCATTTCCATTATTGGTTTATCTAAACCAACTAAGTTTGTAAGTGTGTGTAAATATGCTAGGTTTACATTCATTCCATTGTCTATTAATGAACGTGCTGATGCCTGAAAAGGTCTTTTAACTGTAGCTTCTGCTAAAGAATCCATACCAACAAAAGCATTTCTTACAAGTCCTCTACCTGCTGCTTTTGTTTTTTCCCAAAAACTTGAGTTCTTTTCTTTTTCTAACTCTTCGTATCTTTCTAACAGTAAACCTACTTCAGGAGATACAGAAGAAAAACCCATCAAGGCACTACCGACCATTATGTCTTTAGGTAGAACGTTACCCCATTTATTTACAATGTCTTCTAAATTATTACCAACTTGAGGTTTTTGTTGAATAGTTTGTTTGATAGCATTATATTTTTGTTCTCGTTCATTAGATTTATTTATGTAATCTTCTTCGAGGTCAGGTGGTTCGTAAGCGTAAAATGCCATAACTATATTATCATAGCGCTTGCTTCTTCACTACCTCCCAGTAAATCGTTTATAGCTGCAAGTATCATATTCGTGTTTGATGCTTGACCTGGGTCAACGATTTCAAATTCATCAAACGTTGGACTTTGTTGCATCATTGGAGTTGTATCGTTAGATGCTCCAAATGCATTTCCCATCAACTGTTGTGCTTGTATATTTTGTTGAGCTTGTTGAGGAGGTCTTTCCATGTTAACAGGCATTTCAGTCATAGCTGCTCTATCTTCAGGTAGCAACGGTGCGCCTCTAAGTGCAGCTTCTCTTGCTGCTGAACCTTCTCCTCTTTGTGCATCTATTGCAAATGCACCTTTTTTAACTCCTCGTGTCATTATCGTCCTCTATCCATACCATTTGTAATTTACCGAATCCTGGTACATAAACAACTGTTATGCCATTCATGTCTTTCCACTCTTCAACACTATTGTCTTCTTGTAGTTGGTCATTTAAGTATAGCTCAGCTACATCAACTTTGTTTACTTCCCAATCTTCAGCCATAATAATTTGATGAAAGAGACTGTTAGTCCTATCAAAATTCATATTGTCTGCCATTACGCTCCTTGTTGTAAAAGACTTAATACATCTTGTGGATTAGGAGGAGGTCCACCTGCTTGAGGTGATGGTCCACCCATTCCTGCCATCATTGCTTCTTCAGGGTTTGGTTGTGGTTCTTCTGCTGTAAAAAACTTTTTAAGTATCTGACCTATAGAATTTGGTTTATTGTATATCTCAACTAATGCCATTTGTGCTTTAGCGTCATTGTTACTAGCTCTAGCTAACAAAGATTGAAACATAACTTCTTCTGCTTTATCTTTTGTAATACGTTCATTAATAGCTTGTAAATCATCTAGTCCATCCATTTCACGTTGCATAGTCTCTTTGTCTATAATACCTGCTTGTAATAATTGCAAACCTGTAATAACTTTTCCTGCTTCATCAAATGTAGCCATAGCACCATACTTACGTCTTGTAAGATAGTTACCATCAATATCTGTACCTGGTGTATAGTTTTCAGCAAACGCTGAACCTCGTAGTGTACCTACTAAAGGTTTACGTTTATTCAAAACTAATTCATCAAGCTCTAATCTTTTGTAATCTATTTGTTGTATACCAACTTGTAATACTTTGTGATATTCATTAACCATAGCTCCAATACCTGCTTGTAGTTCTTCTAATCCTCTACCTGTTACAAAGCTATTAGGAGATATAGAGTCATCTTGTACTGGGTAACCTGCGACTGTTCTTAGGTGTCTTTCTAGTCTTGATACTTGGTCAAACAACTGATACGGTAAGTTGGTTACTGGTTTTATAACTTGTGAACCTGGTGACAAATAGTTAATAGCATTTCTACCTTTTCTATATTGTCCTGATTCTATTTCACCAACTATGTTTGTTTCTGTAAATACAGCATCTTCCATAGCAATGATTGACATAATGTTTATCTTTGCCATAGCAGCCATTAATCCTATAACTTGGTCAAACTGTCCTTGTATTTGGTCAAAAGAATATCTCTTTACACAAACAAATGCAGGTCCTGATTTCAATGGATTAGGTACAAAGTCGACTATAGTTTTTGACGCTACGTGTACTATGTATGTACCTTCAGGATTAATATATTCAACAATAACTTCACCTGATTCATTTTGATTTTCCCATGAACCATCTTGTCCTGGATTTGTATATAAGCCTGATACAAAGTTATAAGGTTCATTTGTTTTACGACCTTGGTCATTAAACCAACCTTTAAGTTCAGGATACATTTCTACTAGATATTCTCCTGGTACTTTTCTAATTGATACAAGTTCTTCTGCCATTTGATTAGCACCTTGATATCCAGGAAATGTAGAGTAAGGGTCTCTTAGTTCTGCTGTTGGATATACATTACCTTGTGGGTCTGTCTTTGTAGTAATAACCCATACAGCAAATCCATAACCTGGTAGCCATCTAGCAACTTGTGGTAATTGTAAATCTAAATTTTGAAACTGGTCATAAGCAGTAACTACACGTTCTAACTTATCTTTTTTCTTTTTATTTCTTTCACTATCTCTAGGGTTTGTGATATGAACATCTAAAGCAGGCGCTCTACCTATCTTCTGAGCTAGTCTGTCTAGTGCAGATACTAATAAGTTTGGAGCAGGAAGTAACTCTGAATCCATATTTTTTAGTGCAGGACCGAGTAATGCTGCTAGTCCTTGTTCCCCACCATTCATAATTGCTCTAAACCTTGCTCTATCAGGCAGAGCTTCATCATGCATTTCTTTAAGATGCGTGGTTCTATTTAAAATATCTTCTACTAACAATCTATCTCCATGGAGCGTCATTCCATTCTACTACATCAAAGCCATCATAGCTAGGAGTGTAGTCAATTCCCATATCAGAATAATGAGCTTTTTGCAACTTACGCAAAACCTTAATTGGAAACCAACTTGCCATAACTATATCAGATTTGTATACATTTTTCCGTTTGGCAGAAAAATAAGATAACTGTTTCCTATACATTTCAGATTTAATCTGTGACTCTGTATTACCGTATGGCAAAACAATTAGTTTATCTTGAAACATAGGAGCTAAAGAAGTTACACCAAAGTGACTATCCCATTTGTTTTTATAGGTTTCATGTCCTTCAAGAATAATTCCATTTACATTTGCATATTCTTTTATCCTAGGGTCTTGACGTATAGCTTTCTGAAAGTTGTTTTCTTCAATAACCCAGTGATATAAGTTATACATTTTGTGCCATTCTTTAATAACTTGTAATGCTTCTTCTATACCACCACCTTTGTTATTTTGTATATCTATCATCTGTAATAGAGAATCTTCCCCATTATCTAATATTGCCCATAAAAATGCTGCTTGATAACCTGATGCTGCAGGGTCTAGTCCTGCAACTAAATAGGAGTTTCTTGGTATCTTTCCTACTACTTGCGTATTGTCCATACATTCTGTAATTGCTTCTACATTAAAAATAGATGCTCCACCTTCTCCTGGTCTATTTTGATAAACCATTTCAAATCTTTGTAAACCACCTGTAGTCATAGCATCTCTACGTCTTGACATTAACCATTTGTATGTTCTAAATCCTGACCATAGCATACAGTCTACGTGTTCTTCTTCTTCTAACTCAGGTATTTGACAACCTGAATCATGTGCTTCTTCTACGATAGTTTCCCATGCTTCTGAATCTAATAATGAACTATAGATATCATCAGGGTGCTGTCTTGAACCAATAACAATAATAGCTGTATGTTCCTCTTTACGTGATGCCAACGTTGTTGTCCACCAGTTTTTTGTATTATGTCTTGCACGTGGTTGTGCAGTAGAAGCGTGGTCTTCAATGTCATCTGCAATAATTAAATCACAGTCACGAGAAAGTATCTTACCACCCTTACCTATACCAATAAGCGTTGGTGACTTAATACCGTGTACTGTTCTTGTAGATACAGTAAAACCATTTTGTGACCAAGATTTACCAGTTCTTGTTTTAGGTTTAAACGTACCACCTGGTCCACAAAAATCTTCTTTAAGTCCTTCGTTTGACTCTAATGTATCTATTACAGAAGACACTGAGTTTTTTGCAATATCTTCATTACCACCTACCCACATAATTCTTATGTTAGGATTTTTCATAATACGCCAAATAGTAAAGTGAATTAACAATTCAGTCTTACCATGACGTGGAGGTGACAGTATCATTTGCTGTCCACCTTCTTCTATAGCTTTGTTAAGTGAATTAATCCACTCCATATGGAATGGTGCAGTTTCAAATGGAATACCCTTCTCCGTTAAAAAATATCTATTTCTAAATTCTACAAATGACTCTAATGCTTCAACAGCTTGTTCAGGTACATCCCAATCAGCTTGTGCTTTTTCTGATTCTAAATCTTCTTGATATGCTGCAAGAAATCTTGATATCTGTGCTTTAGATACTTTAAGTATTTTAGCTGCATCATCTCTTGATATATCATCTTGAAGGACTTCCTGGACCAATCCATCTTTAACAAACCTTTCGTATACATCACCACGTCTAGCAGAAACCCGTCCATCTTTAGCTGTAGTTTTTTTCTTAGGCTCTTTAGCTTTAAGATTAGTTTTCTTTTCTTCAAGAATATAAACTTCACCATTTTGTTTAGCTCGCCATTTTCTTTTATCTACTAACTGTCTACATTTATCAGAACAAAATTTTCTCTGTCCTTTAGGAAGTAAATTACTGCACTCAGGTACAGCACATACTACATTTACCATTTCACTTTATCAGCCCAGTAAGCTGCAGACATCTTACCTTTTTTAATATTTTTAGCATGACGTGCTTTAAAAGATTTACGTCTAGCTTTCTGTTTAGCAGATGTAGGATTTTTACCTGCACCCTGAACACCTTTTTGTCCAAAACGAATTAACTTAACTTTATTGCCTTGTTTAGCAAGTACAGCATGTGATTTAGTTTTATGTCCAGGTGTACGTTTAGGTTTGTTATAACCTGAAAACTTTTCTCCTCTATAATTAATAGCCATTATTTCTTTTTCCTAACAGCCCTTGATTTCTGTACTTTTTTCAAATTAATATACTTTCCTGCTTTATAAGCGGCAGATGTACTTTTAATCTCCCGTGCAACAGAAGACTTAGAATTTTTTTTATTCTTAAGGTACTTAGCAGGTACACCTTTTTCATATTTAACCTTACGTTTACTTCTTTTTTTTGGAGGCACGTTTCTTACCACCTTTCTTCTTTAAGTCATTATCTTGAGAATGACCACCCCTAATAAAAGAATTAACTCTCCCCATAGCCCAAGCAGCCATGGAAGCTGACTTACTACCTGATGATAAGTATGCTCCTTGTCCTCTTCGATATACGGAGGCAAGTTGTCCATAGGTGTATTTTGAATTAGCTGCCTTTTTTTGGAGTGTGGATTTAGTTTTTGCATTAATAGGTTTCCTTTTAGGTTTTTTCTTAGGTGGCATTAACTACCCCCTTCCATTTCTTACACCAAGCAAATGGTTGCACAATAGCATCCCATAATGAGCAATTGCCTGTATTCTCATAGAAACTACAGTTGCTACATTTCTGATTACCTTTAGGAGCAAGTTGATATGCTTTAGGTAAATTACTAGAAAGTTGTGCTCGGTCGTTTATAGTCATAAAACTATGTTAGTACATTTTTTTAGATTTGCGTTTATTCTTCTTCTTGGACTTTGACTTCTTCTTCATGCCGTAACCCATCATATCTCCTCAATTTAACGTTATATTTTATACATGCAAGATTCTTACATAACTTCCACTTCTTAATAAAGGTTAAAGGTTTGTTACAAACCTTGCAAGTTTTTATCATTATGATATTATAGTTTACCCATGGATAAGATAACAGACAACGACATCAACAAAAAAGGTCGAGAAGTTGCTATACGATTAGATTATCTCATGGCACAAGTAGACAGTACATACAACAGACATCAAAGGTGTTTAGTATGTAACGAACAATACAGACACCATAATGATGGACTTCCGTGCATATCAGATGATTCTTTAAAACCTATAGTACGCACAGACCGTTGGGGTAACGTTAAGAAAAAAGGACCTCATCAATAAGTTCCTGACTTACCTTTATATTTTTTACATCACCTGTAGCTTTTAGCTCCTGAATAGGGACTAACAAAGAGCGTGAAAAAAAATTTTTATTTTCTGTTTTAACAATCTTATGTCCATCAGCTATCCAGTCTACAATCCAGGGATTGAGTCGCTTCGGTTGCCAGTAAAGGATTTCGGGTGTTCCATATATCCAGTAGAAGAGAAAGTCAGGGAATGTTTTCATAGCACACCCAACGGATTTGAAGCCATCATTATCTACTATCTGTATCTCTAGGGCTACATTACCTGTATCTTTAGCTTGTGTGTCTGTTTTAACTTCAAAGTATTTTGTACCTAACTCATTATTAACTACAAAAAAGTCTGCACCTTGTTGTTGTTCCCATTTCTTTGCAGGTCGTACGATATAGATATTCTTACCGTTCTCTCGCATGTTTTCATAGAATCGTTGTATTAGTTTTTCACCCTGCTGTCCCACAGCAAGCTGTTCTTGGAAATCGTAAATATTATCCTCCTTTGTTTCCTTTATAATTATAGTGTGGTAGGGTGGTTATACAAACATTTACATAACAGACGTGTTACAGGTAAGTGCTATCGGAGCGGCAAAAAGCTGACTGCATCTATAAGATGGACTGGGATTACCACAAAGTCAGTACCCAAGGACACTGAGGTCTTGTAAATAAAACTTTTAATAGCTTAGACTATATGCCCGCTACTACCCAAAACGACACATCCCCCCCAATCGTACTGTAAGAAAAAGAATTTACTTCTTTTTACTGGACAAGCGTGTGTGTATGCTATAATAAACTAGACACTTATCTACACAGGACAAATTATCCTCCTGTAACTGTTATCCCAGTCAACTGTAATGATAAGTGTCACGTCTAAAATAACTTAATTACCAGTAATTTTTGCGGACATCACATATAACAACCCCCCCGCCCCACATTAAATACCCCCGTTACAAGGTCACAACCTGTTATATTTATATCTTACAGTTCCTACCTACCCTACCCCCACCCCTTATTATGTTGCTCGCTATCGCTCACACCACTTTACTCCCCACCCTATAACTTTTACTTCTATATACCCCCTATATGTT